ACAAGGCTATGATGTGATCAAAGCACAACTGCAAGGCAAGGAGGCAGGAGGATCTATACGTTCTTATATGAACGTTCGCAGGGCAATGAACCCCAAATATACCCAATACCTACGCAAATAGCCGCATATAGCCCCAAACCACCCCAAAACCATGGTATATAGGGGGATATAGCCCATTTCTTTAACATACCCAAGCATAACGGTATATACAGCACCTTAAACCTATTTTCATTGTGAACAAAGATTTTTTGCTTATAGCACCTGGTTTGTATAGGATGGGCAAGCCCACGCAATCCTCCCAGGAGGACACACAACAAATAGCACCAGAAACAATATTTATATGAAATTGATCATTATGTGGAAAAAGTTACTATGGAAAAGGTTCAAAAAGATGTTTCAACGTCGCACCAAAGAAGACCAATTGATGAAGGAATATGACAGGCTCATACAACGAGCTCATGATGTCTCACATCATGATCGCAGGGCTTCAGACCTGTTGAGAGGAGAGGCTGAGGACATCTGGACTCAGATCGAGACCCTGAGATTCAATGCCAGCTTTGAAAATGACAACACATGAAACTGTATCACATCATAGACACCAAAACTGTCACTGCCATTCTCTGCACTTACAAAGGGCATATACTCACAACCCAGCGTAAAGATGGGCGGTGGAGCCTACCCAAAGGGCATAGGAAAATAGGAGAAGATCTCATCACAGCTGCTCTTCGCGAACTGGCAGAGGAAACTGACATAAGACCTGATCCAGACGACTTGTCTTATCTAGGGGCAATGTCACATCCTCGTCGCAACACTCCTGTGCATCTGTATCACACAGAGCTCCCTAATCCCATCATCCCTATATTAAATGATGAACATGTGGACTATCGTTGGTGCACTTATGATCAACTTCTGGCCATGCAGAAATCGGAACCCATTGACATCACTCTGGCAACAGCATATGAACGTTATCATGCACCTGCTTAAAGCTCTGCTCATCATACTGCCCTGCATGGCCAATGCTCAATCCTGGAGCAGTGTACCACTGCCTGGATCTGGCCTGGACACCACTTATGCGAGTAATGGCTGGATCGTCGTAACCGCACAAGACTCTGATCCTCCCTGTACAGGCTGCGGTTCCTCCATGGCGTTATTATGGGATGAGTCCGCCACCGAAGGCTTTGATCCTCTGTTGGATTCCTATACTCCTCCACTCCTGGATTCCATTATCATGGTGTTCTCAAATTTACCAAACTTCAATTTTTTCTCTTTACCAAACTTTGCTGGCCTCTCCATTCAATCCTTGGACACCTCCTGCCGCGGCGCCATCCAAATTGGCGTGCTGGCCTGGCGTGACTCTGCCATGCTCACATTCCATACCTCCAACCTATGGACCAAGATGTATTTCCGTGATCAACTTCGTGGCGAATGCTTTATGGTGGACAGTGCTCTGCAATATGACTATATGAACACTCAGTTCGGATATCATGCTGAAATGGATGATCGATTTCTGTTGAGTCCAAGACCTTGTGTGAGCACCGAGATTAGAGAACCAGATCAGGAATGTGAAGATGTGCAATACTATGATCTGCTTGGCAGACCTATCAACCCGGAATCGGGGCTTCTGATCAGAGTCGCCTGTGGTATTGCTGAACTCATATTTATTTGAAATGCAATATCTGTTAACACCATTCATACTATTATATAAAGGCCTGAAGAGAGCCTGGCAATTTCACTGTCTCATTGAAGATCTGAAAGTGAAAGCCCAGGAGAAAGCTGGTCGTCTGTTCTTTTGAGCAAAACCATTGTAAGATTGGTTAGTTCGATATATATTAATAAACAGAAACTATCATTATGAAGTTAAGCAAATTATTGAAAGAAGTAGCGACTGATCACGGATTTTCATTGAATGAAATAGATGGCGGTCAATTATTTGATTTCTTTTCCAGAAAGGGATATGAAGTTAAAGAGATCGGTGCAGAGAAAGATAGCGTACAAAAATACGTCGTCGCAGATGAATCTGAGAATCAGTTTGTGCATTTTCAGTATAATAGATATACCGATGAATTTACTGTCAGTCAGATGAGCGGATATCGGATTGACCAAAGCAAAGCCAATCGAGCAGGTATGAGAAGAAGTAGAGATGCTAGCGAAGTTGGCAAAACGGTTTACATGACTGATGGTAATTATACTCCAGTTGAAATTGATGCGATGGAACTCAGAAATCTTGTAACGCATGTGATGACTGGTTTGGACAGAGAAGCCAAAGCACAGCAGGACTTCTATGCAAAGAATCCATTGGCTGATAACATTAATGAAGCTACTCAGTTCACAAAGCCTAGTCAGGATGGAGACATCTATTATTCTGAAAGAGAAGGAAAGGCGATAGGTATAAGAAAGGGTGATTCACTTTATCACCTATATGTTTATGATGGTACTCCGAAATTAGGCAAAGTGGCTAGATCAGATAGTCGATGGGAAAACATGGGGCCGGCTTCAAGAGGCTTGATGAGAGATTTAGCTATGAAAGGAGTAGGAGGACTATATACTAGCGATTCGGCTGAAGCGGATGCCCGTAAAATGATTCAGTTCGTATCTGATATGACAGAATCAGTTAATGAAGAATCCATGGTGAACGAAAGACTTAACGTATCCAGAGATCTGCTTACGGCTCTGTACAAGGACAGAGGAGCCACTGCATTTGCGCAGATGATACTCGAATTAAGAGATGAGAATGCTTTGGATGATCTAGTAGAAGCATTGCAAAACCAATACACCATATAATAAAGACACTGATATGAAAAGAACAGATGTGATAAAGAAACTGCGTGAAATGCGCATCGATGAAAAGAAGATAGGCAAGCTGTCTTGGAAATTCTTGCCTGATCATTTGAAAATGGATGCTTTGTTGTCTGCGATCAAAGATCCGGATGAAGCTGAACAATATGTTGAGTTTGAGTGGGATGATCTTCCACCAGCCGTAACGCAGAACATGACATTGGAATCAGTTAATGAAGGCCTGAAGTCAGTTCAGAAAAGAGACTGGGACAAGGCTGATGATGACCAAAAAGAAGAATGGTTATTACAAGCCTTTTCTGATCCTGATGATGCTGGACAATACATTGAGTTTGAGTGGGATGATCTTCCACCGGATGCTACTCAGAACATGACATTGGAATCAGTTAATGAAGGTAAAGATACCATCAGTATGGACAGATTGAAAGAGATCATCAAAGAAGAGGTGATCAATGAAACAAGGAATCTGGACAAGATGCAATCCAAACTGCGTACAGTTGATAATGCGCAAGATGTGCTAAGAACATTACGAGACATCATATCTGACACTAATACATTCAATGGACAGCAGTTCACCAAGCTTGAGGACATCTATGAAGAGATCAGAGATCTGAAAAATGATTCTGGAATGAACATAGGAGATCTTGTGTCGCCGGCAATCCTGGCAGCGTTCAAAAAAGACATGGCAGAGATACCGACCGTACTTTCCATGCTCAGCGATCTTGAAGGTGATAGAGTATCTAAATACGCTGAATTTGGAGAATGAAGTTAACCACCATCATAGAACAGATCATCACTGAAGTAGGAGAAGGTTCGGCTAAACCATATTCTTATAGTGTAAATGATAACGTCTTCAGAGGCAGCTCGAAAAATGTAACAGGTAGAGATGTTACCTTTACAACAGAAGATGGAGATGATTACACAGTAAGCTTTGCTGCATATTATGGAGATCATTCAAATGCAGAAAAAAGAGGACCATATTTTAAAGTTGACTTTACTACGGTTGATGAATATGGATACGAAGACGATGCTGAACGTGTTGTGAACAAAGGTCGATTATTCAGAGTGATGGCCACCATAGTAAAGGCTACCAAAGAATTTCTGAACGACATTGATTACAAGGAAAAGGGCATCAAAACAATGCTGGTATTTCCTTCCAAATCCAAAAAGCGTGATCACAGACGTGCTAACCTTTACATGGCATATATAAAGAAACATCTACCTACTTCTAACATCAAATATAATGGCCAAATAATTACGGTGACACTGAAATGATCAAGTTAAAGAACATATTACTTGAAATAGGCGAAGGTAGCGCAAAACCTTACAAATATAAGTTGACACGAACCGAGAGTGCCCCTGACTTTGGTGATTATTATAAACTCTATGAGTTTGTAACCGATTTAGATACTCATTATGAAGTATCATTTGAAATAGAAGAAGATTTTTCAAAAGGTGAACCATGGGAGTTTATGAACATTGAATTTGGTGTAGATGAAAAAGATGGTGGAGGAATTTCTAATAAAATTGTAACTAATAAAGGTGAGTTGTTTAGGGTTATGGCTACAATAGTGGATATAACGAAAAGCATTTTGAAAGAGAGAAAAAACATAAAGCAGCTCGTATTCACCGGTGCTAAAAACCGAGGCGAAGATGATCAAAGAAGAAACAAACTTTATATGGCGTATATCAGAAAGCATGTACCTAATATAAAGAACATAGAAGATGATGGAAGTGAAATAAGAGTTGATATATGAAACTAGTCAGCATACTCAACAATATTATCTCTGAAGTAGGTGAAGGTACAGCTAAGCCATATAACTACACTTCTATACAAGGTATACAAAGAAGTGATGAAGGCAATGGAGCACATGATACTTTCACGTTTAAAACAGAAGATGGTGATACATATGAAGTGATGATGCATGCATTCTGGGGAGATAATTATCTTGCACAAAAACCTGTAGGTCCGCATTTCGAAATAGACTTCTGGGTTAAAAAAAGAGGTTCGGATACAAGAGATACGGACGTTGTTGTGAATAAAGGACGATTGTTCAGAGTGATGGCTACCGTAGTACAAATAGCCAAAGAATTCATGGATCTTGTCGATTACAAAGAAAATAATATAAATCAGTTAATCGTATCGCCTACAAAATCAAAAGGTGAATTTGATGACAGGCGCGCCAAATTATACATGGCTTACATCAAAAAACACTTACCTATCAAAGACATCAAATATGATGGCCATGAAATTGTAGCAACAATAAAAGAATCCGTTGATTTGTCTGAAGGTGTATATGATCCAGGAGTACTCAAAGCAGTATTTTTGGCAGGAGGACCTGGTTCAGGTAAAACATATATGGCACAGGAGCTGTTCTCATTCAATGCCGAGCGTATAGGAAGTGATACACCTTCCGGATTGAAATTTGTTAACACTGATCCGGCATTTGAATTCTATCTGAAGAAGCAAGGAGTAGATCCAAAGACGCTCCGATTCATGACTTCTGATCAGTTTGACAAAGTGACAATGGGACCAGACTCTCCCAGAGAGAAGGCAAAGAAGCTCAGAAACATGCGACAGAAGTTCTTTGAGAAGGAGCGATTAGGTATGATCATTGATGGTACCGGAGATGACTTTGCAAAGATCAAAAAGAAGCGTGAGAGATTAGAAAAGCTTGGATATGACACTTATATGGTGTTCGTGAACACTGACATGGATGTAGCACTGCAACGCAATGCAGACCGGGAACGTAGTCTACCTGATGATCTTGTGACTGACATCTGGAAAGCAGTTCAGAACAATCTGGGCAAGTTTGCCAGACTCTTCGGTCAGGGACAGTTCTCCATTGTGGATAACACAGAATATGCTCCGCTCTCCAGAGAAGTGGACAAAGAGGTGCAACGATTTGTTCGTCAACCAATCCGTAATCCAATTGGTAAGAAATGGCAAGAAGCTGCCATTGAAATGAAGAAGCGATGAGCATTGCAGATCAAGGCTTCCTAATAGCATCTATCATTGCAATATCAGTGACATTGATCACATATCTACTGTTAAAAAAGTAAACTTTTCTGAAAAAAAGTTACCATATGATTTGGTATTACGAATAAAAGGTCTTATCTTTAAGTATAGATAAAAAGATAGAGATGAAAAAGCTTAAAATAGGTGATAAGGTTCAGATGTACTTCTTAGGTGCAATTGAAGAAGGTATTGTCTATGATAAGTCATCAGATTGGTACAAAGTTCGATTGAATGATGGAACCAATCTCCCTAGATCAAATTGGAAGAAGGCAATCTCTGACAGAGATGCTCGATTCTGGCACATTGTGTCATATGTAGGTAAAGGTAAAGTTTCTTCTACCGCCAAAAAGTCCATGGCGGGTCTGAAAGAAGCATTTGATAAACAGAAAGAATTCATTAAAGGTAAAATTCAAAAATAGTTATGCAGGAATACAAATCATTCAAGACACAAAGATTTATGACCCGAGAAGATGCCATCCAGGCATTTGTGAAGAATTGGGGCTATGGTGAAAACTTTGCAGATCGTAACAAGTCCGAAGCTAAGTTTTGGACCTTGAATCGATTGCAGTCAGTATATGATGACCATTGTGAAAATTATCTGAAAACAGAACATGGTCGTAGTCGTAAGGAGAACATAAAGGAATCATATGTGGGGTAAAGCGCTTTGGAGATTGTATAAGATAATAGTTACTATTGGTATAGCAATCATTATAGCATTGATTGCATTTTCAATCTCCATGTTTGACCTCAAAGCCCAGTCACCTTATTTTCATACGTCTCAGAGTGATATAGAAAAAGTAGCTAAAAAAGATAGTTTCAGAGTTTCAACTGAAATTCTAAAAACTGAAGAAACGATGAATATCATATATCATCTTACAAAAGATAGTATAGTAATCAGAGTTGGATATCTCCCAGATATGGACAAACCAGCTTGGATAAATTACAGAGAAGAAAATTAGGATAATTGAAAAAAAGTTCTTAATTTAAAGTATATGAAGAAATGTATATCCTGTGCAGAGCTTATACCAGAAGCTCGTTTGAAAGCATTACCAGATACCAAAGAATGTGTTCAGTGTTCATCAGAAGAACGTAACATGGTGCGATCTGTTATTACTGGTAAGAACACTTATTCTGAAGTTGAAGTGATCAAGTCCAAAGAAGGTAAACAGAACATGAGCCGTATAGAAGGCCGAGGTAGAGTTGGATACGGTTCCATGTTGTACCGAGCCAAAGGATCGCAGTTAGATGTGACATCATATCTGACAGTGAATCGAGAGCCTCGCTATTATCGACACGAAGGCACAGCTGATGATCTGAAACAGATCCATAAAAAGATTGATGACAACTTCAATTTGTTCTTTTCCCATGACATGAACAAGGCAATGCAGAAGAGTCTGAAGTACGTTAAGGAATGTTTAGATAGCCGAGTAATCAATTCTGTTCAATACCATAAGTTAAAAAAGATGATAAATCTAGTTCATAACGCCAATGCAGTAACATCATGAAAATATTTATTTCCGAATGCTTAGCTTGGAGAACATTTCGACCGGCGAACTATGCCTTGGATCAGAACTTGAATATTTCATTGACGAAGAAAACATGACCGGTGATGTATATTTGGATGGCGATCTCATATATCAGGCAATGGATGTTGTCACAGAAGAAGCATTGCAACTTCAGTTACAAAAGGAATTTGTAATTAATATCATTGATTAACATATTTATATAAAAGGAAAGAGTCATGACATCAAATGAGCTATACGAACAAATCAACGAATTTTATCTGGACTTCAAAGAGAACCACGAAAAGTTTGTAAACAAAGGAACTAAAACAGCTTCTGTCAGAGCACGGAAAGCAATTGGCGAACTCAAAAAATTAGTCACTGCTTATCGCAAGGCATCTGTAGAAGAAAGTAAAAAATCATAACAATGAAATCTGATCAACTGATAAATATCATAAAAGAAGAAGTAAGCAAAATGCTTCAGGAACAGAAAACTGGAGGTCTTTTAGACCCTAAGAACTTTGACCCTGTCAATCCAGATGTAGAGATACCAGGTTTTGGTACCATGGATCGAAACTCACTTCGTTTAGGCATTGTCAGTAGATTAGAAGGCGTACTGGATACAGCTAAAAATGCTGCTAAGGGAGGTCCGATGACATATAAGAATTATGAGAACATGTCAGCATTGTTATCAGATAACAATGTTCTTCTCACAATGATCAGAACAGAAATTGCAGTTGCAGATGAACTTGAAGCAATGCGTAAGCGCGGAGGCCGCAGAACAATTGCAATACCAAAACAATATTAAACTTTTTTCACTTTTTTCTTGATTCTTTGGAAAAAAGGTCTTATATTTAAATTGTATCAAAAATAGGTTATGACATATTATATATCGAAAGTCAAGGTAGCTACGGACGGACCAAAAGGTGGCACAAAATGGTTGAATGAGACATATCTCGTAAGAGCAGCATCTGTAACGCATGCTGAGGAGTTAGTTTATAAAGATTTTGATGGAGCTCAAATGGATTTCGAAGTGAAGTCCGTAAGCGCATCTAAAATTAGTAAAGTAATTGATAACTCTCAAATCCAATAAATGAAAGTACGTTATAAAGTAAATGATAAGGTAATATTTAATTATCAAGGAAAGAAACAAGTCGGCGTTATAACAAATGAACGTTATTCACATAAGGCTTATAATTATGATCTTCGCGCTGAGAATGGATCTGGTTTCATCTGTGTTTTTGTAGATAAGAAACGTTCAGAAGGAATTCCCGATTATCCAATTATCGACAGTAAACTAACAGATGCCTGGAATGAGTATGGATCTGGGACTACCAATCTTTGGGCCAATGCAAATGTTGGCCATACCAGAGCAAATTATCCAGAAGGCACAAAGTTAATTCCTGATGGTGATGTTGTTTACAAAAACAATCTTGAGATATTGGTCAATCACATTGAGCGACATAACAATTTAACTTTCACAAGAAGTCATGCTTAAATCAGAGCAGCATGTTAAGCGTTTATTTCCAGATGCGCGCCCCATCACTTATGAAGATGGGGTTCGTATCATGGATCATGACGTGTTCATTGCAGAAGAGTATCTGTTTCCGGGAACATATGATCTGGAACAGGCTTGGGAGTACGCTGCTGTAGCATGTAAGACAACTCAGAACTTTAATCGTACTCATCCACTAAGAATGGATCTTAGAACATTAGAAGCTAAGAAACATAGAATTTCAAGACGTAAAAGACGAGCATCAAAATGTTAGAAAAAATGAAGCAATTGCTAAGTTTTGATACTGTAGCAAAAGAGCAGCAGCGAGAACAAGAATTACAGCTGCTGATTAATGAAAATAAAGATACTGAAACAATCTTAGATTCTTCGAGTGAAAATAAATTTGTAGGACGTACTATAGATAATGGAGAACAAGATCTTCTAGAACCTGATCCAATATATAGTACAGAAATTGTTGGATATCCTAACAGACAAGTTCAATATCATTTTTATTCTATTATTCAAAATTTTATTCCTATTGATCATAGTATCATTGAATTCGGCGCTGGACGGGGCGATTTCAGTATGTGGCATAAAATAACATATGGTAAATTTTTAGACTATATAGGTATTGAACAAGATCAAAAATTGATTGATGCCGGTAAAGAAATAAATGGTAATGATATTACATTGCAATGTAGTGATTGGAAAAAGATAAAAAAATCTTTAATAAAAGATTGGTGCATTAATATAGGAGCTTTCAATAAATCTTATCATGACGAAGATGATCATTTACAGTATACGAAAGATACTATTGAATTAATGATGGCTCATGCTAAAAAAGGCGTTGTCGTATCATTTACGTCGGATCAGTTTAACTTAACAGATGAAGATGTAAATCAAGGACTGCATCAATTCAATGCCGGAGAAATTTTAAATTGGGCATCTGAAAAATATAAATTAACAGCCGTGGATCATGTAGGTGCTTTGCAATATGGTCAATTTATTTTAATAATTTACAAAGAAATAGACAATGGGTAATAACCGACTTAACAATTCATTTGCTTGGGGGACAAGTAAAACTAGGAAAGGCAAATTTTACAATTCAGTAGATTTTGAAGTCAATGCCAATCTTTTGGAACGAGATTATCAGCGAGATTTGGAAAATGCTAATATTGGTAAATTTTACATAGGCAACAGTGTATTTGAATTGACTAGAGGAGAAATTGATCTTATCATGGATACATTATACCGAGCTAAGGATGCAACTGAGAAGAAGTATAAAATGGGTATGCTGAAATAGTAGATTATTTACATATTTATATTAAATGCAGAAAGACGCAATATACATAGAAGATTTTCTTTATTTTCATATGAAATTGTCTATACAAGGTAAGATAGAATTTGTATACGACTTATTAAAAAATGATGTGGCATCTGCCATTGAACGACATCTCAACATTGAAGAAGAAGAATTTATTGATGAGGCTGCTATATCAAATATAGAACCTTTGATTATTTCAGCTATCAAAATTGAAGATCAGATATTAGGCATAAGCATGTTAGGTAATGAGCTTTATTTAAATTCAGATAGCTTGAAACTAATTAGGAAATATGTTAATAAGATGTGTTTTGATGGTCTAGTTCTAAGTAGAATGCGGCATAAAAAGAAATCAGAATATGATCCGATGCGTTTTTTCAGAGCATATGAAATAATAGGTCATGGTAGTCCAATTTCCATGAACTAGATATATATTAGAAATTGATTGGCACTGCGGGCCATTCTTTTTTATTTTTATTTTTTAATTTTTAAATCATCTAAGGAGATTTATTATGAGTACATTAGATTTACATCCATTCGATTTGATGTTCCGCAATTTTTTTGACAACGGAACAGAGTTCAGAACAGCATTAAACAGTAAGGTTCAACATCCAGTTGACATTTCAGAAACAGATGAAGGTCTGCAGATTGAAATTGCAGCAGTAGGTGTTGGCCGGCAGGACTTGGAGTTACAGACCCAAGGAGATACTTTACGAGTTGCTTACCGTAAAGATACTCGTCCTACACATGAGTATATCCATAAGGGTATTGCTCGCAGAAACTTTGACCTAGGTTGGAGACTAGCAAGAAAGTTTAATTTGGAAAAGATAGACGCCAAGTTAGACAAAGGGTTATTATGTATCAAGGTTCCTTTTACTAAGGAACAGGCTACGAAAAAAGTTTCTATCAGCTAAATGAGTTTGGCCCGCAGTCAATCTTTTTTTCAATTAGATTTGGTATTACGAAAAATATTTCTTATCTTTATTATATAATAAGTAAGTATGAGACTAGGATATGCATGTACTAACATGACCTTAACTAATCGTCCTAAGAAGTTAGGAGGTAGAATAACGACATCAAGAACTTTGAGACAGGCCTCCTGGCAACCGACCTGGGATCTGCATAGAGTAGGCGAACTAGCACTTGCTAATGCCACTGACTTATTAGAATATCTGAAATGGAATGATGAGCACAGAATAACATTGTTTCGAGTTGGATCTGAAATTGTCCCATGGCATGATCATTTTGAACTAACAGATCTTCCTCAATATGAAGAATTATCCGAAGCTTTGATGAAGGCTGGAGATTATGCTCGTGAGCATGGTCATCGTCTCACAACTCACCCAGGCCCATTTCATGTATTAGGTTCACCCACTCAAGATGTAGTAGAAAGAAGTATTGTAAGTCTCGAAAGACATTCTGAAGTATTTGATTTGATGGGCTTTGAACCATCCCATGAAAATAAAATTAATATTCATATCGGAGGAGCTTATGGCAATCACGAAGGCACTGCAGTGAGATGGATTGAAGGTTATAATCGATTATCAGATGCTTGTAGAGCAAGGCTAGTCATTGAAAATGATGATAAGAACAGTATGTACAGTGTGCGTATGTTATATGATTTATTCCATCGTGTTGTAGGAATGCCAATCACATTTGATTATCACCATCATATGTTCCATCCAGATGGTCTTGATGAATATGAAGCATTACAGATGGCAGCAGATACATGGCCTTCAGATGTACGACAATGTACTCATTACAGTGAATGCCGTACACATGAGAAACAACGAGACTTTGAAGAAATGATTCAGAAGCAGGGCTTGAGTTTGAATGAAGTTCAAGAATGGCCTGAATTGGCAAAAATAAAACATAACATTGATAAGATCAGAAAACAAGCACATTCTGATTACATCTATGATGAAATCCGTACATATGGTATGGACTTTGATATTGTGGTGGAGGCAAAGGCAAAAGAATTAGCCGTTCTCCATTACAGACATATTTATCCTAAAAGCGAAACAAAGGTTTACAATGAAAGACAGAGAGAATACACTAAGACGGCTTGATGAAGCTGATAACATGGTTATGATTTTACAACAAACTGTAGAACGTAATATGCCAATTGATCGAGTAGAAGCATTATCACGATTAAAAGAGATAAGACGTAGAATACAATTTGTGACTGATCGCGTCACATCTAGCTAATATGAAAAAATTATTACCGTTTCTGATTACTATATCAGCATTGTCTATTTCAGGCTCTGCTGCATTCTTTTCAGTATTTGGTTTATCTAAGCTATTTGCAGGAGCTGCTACAGCTGTGATCATTATGGCAGGTACTCTGGAGGCTTCTAAGTTAATCATTGCAACATTATTGCATCAGTATTGGAAGAAGTTGAGTATATTGCTACGTGTTTATCTTACTATAGCGACACTTGTATTAATAATGATTACTTCGATAGGCATTTATGGCTTCTTATCTGCTGCGTATCAGCAAACGGCAAATGCATCATCAATGATTGACAAAGAGATAGCATTGATAGATAATCGTATAGAGTCTTTTGAAAAACAAAAGGATATAAAATCAGAATCATTGATTGGTATTGAAGAACGTATTGTACAATTAAATGAAGGTATTAATAATATTGAATACAGTTGGGTAGACAGAGATGGGGCTGGAGATCAGAGAGAACTGTTATCAAATCAATTAGAAATAGCAAATACAGATTATATCAGACTTACAAGTAAGATATCTGAACTAGATTCTACCATTCTAACTTTGGAAAATGATCGGTTTGATGTTGAGATTGAATCTGATGTAGCTGCAGAGTTAGGTCCTTTGAAATACATATCAGAAATATCCGGGAAGCCGATGTCTCAGATAGTGAATATACTTTTACTTATTATTGTATTTGTTTTTGACCCATTAGCAATTTCACTCGTAATAGCCGCTAACCGTTCATTTGAAATAGCCTTTAATAAACCTAGTTCAAATAATAACGTAACAGAGACTACATCAAATAAGAACGTTACAGAAGCGGTACAGGATGTGATGGCAGAAGAACCTACAGAGATAGAAGCAGATATAAATGATTTACCCGATATAGAAATAAAAGAGGTTGAAGATCAACAAGAAAATGAAAAGCCGGCTAAGAAGAAACAAAAAATTCATAGATCGGGTGGTTATTGGTTCTAAATTTAATTAATGAAAACAAAGTTCAAAACTAAAACAATTGATGGTGAACGGTATATGATATGCCGTAATAGTGTAGCTGATAAAAAACATTGGTCTTGGCCTCATCTAATGGATGGTGATCGATGTGATAGATATTCAGTAGTGTCAGGTGACATTACATCAATACTATGTTATAAATGTACAATGAAGACAGTACCAAAGCCTAAAATTAACAAAGGTTATGTTTCGTCCGGCCGGCCTCGAGGATGGCAATTCATGAAGGAGTTTGTTGACAAGGAAGGTAATGTATTTCACAAAGGTGTTGAGCAGCCGAAACTAAAAGGTAAATTCAAACCTACTGAGATTAAGCCATCTAACAAAAAGAAGTTGTCAAAGAGAGAGAAGGCAGAACTTGAATTGAAACTTCAGACACAATTGGCATTTCATAGAGGAGCAATGAAGAAGGCAACTCTGAAAAAAGATATCAAAGCTCATCACGTCAAATTGTCTAGAATTCAACGTAAGTTGAAAAAGCTTTAACCTTTCTTTGATAATTGATCTTTTTTTCATATATTAAGATATGAAAGATCTTTACGGCGAATCCAGTCCTTCTAAAATCATGAAAGAACTAAACACAGAGACTGGTCATTTATATGAAATGCTTAATCATCAATTAGGAACACTGATTGATTATGATGACTCAATTATATATCTGAATGAGGAAATAACTGATAGCAGTGTTACAGATTTTATTATTCGCATGCGAAGTTTACTTCAATATCGAGCAGATAAACAAGCTCCTGTTAATATTTTGATTGACTCGCCTGGCGGTGATGTATATGCTACTTTAGGTATCATTGATTACATCGAACAACTGGATGTGAAAGTAAATACTCTTTGCCGCGGTAAAGCATTTTCAGCAGCAGCCATCATATTAGCATGTGGTACTGGGACTAGAATGTGTAGTAAACGTAGTACGGTTATGTTACATCAGACATCAAGTTTTTTAGGAGGTAAGATGTCAGATATATCTGCGTTTTTAGAGAATGTAAAAATGTTAGAAAATACTATTTATGATTTACTAGCAGAAAAAACAAAGAAAGATACATCTTTCTGGAGAGATAACATGAAGTCAGATATGTTCTTGACATCTGACCAATTGTTATCATATGGTTTAATTGATCAAATAATTTAAATGTTAACAGCAGAACAAATACATCAGAATTGGGAAACGTTTCAATCACAAATAAAAGAACTGTTCCCGGGCAGATCTGATAATTTAACTAAACTTTATGATGACTTAGGTGAACGAATGGCATTGGCCCCTGCATCATCTATATCTCATTTTCATAATGCTTTCGAAGGTGGTTATATAGATCATATATTACGTGTTATGGAATTTGCAAACATGTTATATGATGTTTATGAGAAAGCAGATATGGACATGCATGGCTTCACAAAAGAAGAACTCATGTTTGCAGCTGTCCATCATGATTTAGGCAAAATCGGATTTCCTGGAGATGGTGGAGAAATTTATCAACCAAATGACTCAGAATGGCATAGAAAAAATCAAGGTCGTATGTATAAGATCAATGAGAACAATCCATTCACCATGGTTCCAGATCTGAGCATTTGGTTGTTACAGAAATATGGTGTTGAAATGTCTTGGAATGAGTTTCAAGCAATTCGTATTCATGATGGTCTATATGATGAAGGTAATCGGCCATATTTCATTTCCAGATCAGAATCTAGTAAATTGAAAACTAACATGGTAATGATTTTACATCAGGCAGATATGATGGCATCTAGAAAAGAATATGAAGCATATCGAAATACCAAACCATCGAGCTCTATACCAAAACGATCGGCAAAAACAGGTAAGAGTAATATTTCATCATCTAACAAAACAATGAACACAAAAGACATGTTCAATGACTTATTTGGATAAATTATGATAGCAGCAGTAATTACAATATTAGCATTATTATTAGCTTCAGTTTTATTGAATTTCAATCAAATGCGAAAACAGGAAAAACTAGAAGAATATATTGAAGAGTTGGAAAATTCCAATACCAATTATTACACATTTTACAATGATCTAAAAAAAATGTCTAATGAATCTTATTCTCGTATGCGACAAATTGATCGATTGGGTTCATTTGAATCTGATGATGAAATTGGTTTCATATTTGAAGACATTAAATTGATAATAGAAGAATTAAATAGAAAATTTTAATGAGTGGTGTAGATCAGTTTTACGAATGGTATAGGACCGAAGGTCAGTTGAAAGAATTAGAACTTTCAAAAAATAAAAAATATAAGCGTCAGTATTTCACGTTTATAACTGAACAAGCGATACATGCTTATAATACAGAAGAAAATAAATACAAACGTGATAAAGTTTTTAAAGACTATATTAATTATCCATTTCATAAATTGGTGGAAAATGTATATCACACTTTCAAGTTCACATACTTCGATGTCCCATATGAAGATGTGCAGAAAGAAGTTGTGGCTTTCATGACAGAAAAAATTAGTAAGTTTCAGCCAGGCAAAGGAAAGGCATTCTCTTATTTCACTATCATAGCTCGAAACTATTTAATTATACAGAACAATTCAAATTATAAAAAACTCAAAGCACGGACTACTACAGATGCTATTGATATGGAACGTGATCTTGGAACTGAAATGAATTTGTCAGAACACCAGGAAAGTTTGAAAGACTTCATTGATCTTTGGGTTAAATGGTATGATGAAAATCTGAATAAGCATTTTTCCAACGAACGAGATATTCAGATTGCTGATACAGTATTGGAACTATTTAGATTACGTGCTACGTTAGAAAGTTTCAATAAAAAAGCTTTGTATATTCTGATTAGAGAACGTACAGGAATGAAAACGCAGTTCATTACCAAGGTTGTTAACATCATGAAGGGTCAGTTCGAACTGATGTACAAAGAATACCTCCGAACAGGCCAGTTAATAGAACTATAACGGTTTCATATTTATAGAAAAGAGTCTATGAGTACTGAATTTGAACTGTTTAAGGGAACTACCTTTTCTGACTTAATGAAGGATATATATCACAATTCTAAACGTAAGTCTAGACAGATAGAAGGTCTTATTAAAGAACTACAACCAATGATCAATAATGTCGGCGATGCCACAGTTATTGTCCCTATGATTAAAGATTATCTCGAAGTATCAGTTAAGAACGATGACGCTCTAGTCAAATTAGCAGCCGTTGTACAACGTTTAGTTGCCGGCAGTAAAAAAGATGATGAAGGAAGTTTGTTGTTAACGGATGATGAGAGAGATCAACTTCTCAAGACAGCTGAGGAAGAAATTGAGAAGATAAAATCAGGAGAAGAAGATGATAGGAACAATAGGAACAGCCGAAGTAATAACATCGGATCTGTCGACAATCCAGAAGAGTAAAACTACACGTACAGAAATACCGCAGGGGACAGTTCTAGTTCGCATCCGTGGCGGTTCTATACGTGGTGGTAAAAGAATAGTACAGGCCTGTCCTTTTAATTTAAATTTCTATAAAGTTCCATTACCAGGCGAAATAGTTTTGGTAATGCATGCAATAGATGGTAATACAAATACTATTGTCGGTGATAGAACATATTATCTAAATGTTTTATCTACATATCATTCTGTTAATAGTAATAAATTGCCTAATCATTCGGAGATAACGGCTGAAGAAGGAATATTGGATGTGGGATTATCAGTTGAAAATCCTACAATCACAAGAGATGACAATATTTCATTTCAAGAACGTGACATTATACCTATACAACCATATGAAGGTGACATGATTCTGCAGGATCGTTATGGATCTGCTATCAGATTTTCAGGTACAGTATTACCAGCAACCGGGTATCAGCAAAGGCCATTTTGGAGAAGTGAAAATGCTTCTGATCCAATTGTTACAATTTCCTGTGGTTTGCAAACAGGAGGTAATTACTATACCATTGAAAATCCTGATGACACTGCCAGTAGTATTATAATGTCATCTAAACAAAAAATAAATTCAACTACACTATCACAATCTAATATTGGACGTACTGTAAAATCGCTTTCCAGATACGAAAATTCGCAGATATTATTAACAGCAGATCGTTTAGTATTCAATTCCAAACGAGATGAAATAGTATTATCAGCAAAGAACACAGTATCAATTGCAACACCTAACTGGGCAATGGATATGGATGAATTGTTTGATATCTTGGAAGGTGTATTAACAGAATTGTCGAATCTGACACGTGGTACTGATAGTTTTGCAACCGGCGTAGGACCTACCGGCCCTGCCACCAATCTTGGAGCATGTGCCAACTTGTTGCAAAGATTGAGGAGAATGAGACAGTAATGCCTTTAGACAAAGACAAATTGCAGGAAAGCTTGGTAACCATTTTCTCTGACATAAATTTTGATACTACATCAAAAGAAAAATTTTTAGAGATTTTTGATGCTATAGTAGAATATAGCCGCGGGGTTGTGCCGCCTTCTGCGTCGGTAGATGTTGCCGGCGAAATCATTTCAGGTCTTTTACAAGCCTTTCCTGGAGGTCTTTTTTCTGATGGCATTAGATTACTTGAAAGACAATTACCTAGATTTGCCAAAAGTGTTGCGTTGGGAATGCTACCATTATATAAAGGTAAGGCGCCTTCCCAGGCTTTGACAAATCGTATCAAGACTGTAATGGCAGACAATGCAGCAAAAGGTAAGACTACTGTTGAATGTGCCGAGTCCATGGCTGATGTTTTACATGATTGGTTTTCAACGGGCACAGCTGAAGCTACTCCTATTGCTTTAGGATTGCCGCCAACAGTACCTTCTTGGAGTATTGGTGAATTAAAAAGAAACGATTTAGAATATACTGAAGACGATTATTCTGGTATAAAATACCGACCCGAAGATAGTGTAGGACATCCAAATGCTAATAGAGTAAGGAGAATATTAAGAGCATTTAGATTTGGCGAAAAAGGAAGGCGTATAACTAGAAAGCTTGTTGGCGAAATTTCCAATGGTGGTGATATAACAGATCTAATGGCTAGTTGGACTATATTTGCATTGAATGAAATAAAAAGAGAATTGCCAATGGTTGAGGTTGCTTTGACCGGAGGAAATGATGAGTTTCATCAAAGATTAGGATATGTAAGTAATCATACTAGAGGAGTGGCTATGGATTTTGTCGTTAAGCCTAGAGCATATGTAACAAGAGTTGCTAATATTTTACATGGTATAGCCGGATCTTCTAACAATGTTAGACCAGATGGAAAACCTATTTTCAGATTCATAGATGAATATAATCACCCCTCTTCAGCAGCATCTGGTCCGCATTTTCATATGACCGTACATCCTATTCCGCCTGATAGTCAGGAATCGCTCTCACGTGCAGCAAGATCAGCAAGGTTAATATCTAATGGAACAGTGACTGAACGTGCATGGTTAGGCAATGTGTTCATATTTGAAGAATCTACTCAGTCATTGATAGTTGAACAAAGACAAGGATAATTCCGTTACATTTCATATTTATAGTAAAGTAATACTATGGGTAAATTTACACAAGCTTTAAGGCAAATGATCAGACAGGAAATGAGAGATGTTCTAACTGAGGAACTTCTGCCTATACTGAAAGATGTGTTATCAGAACAACGACAGCCAATGCCTGCCAAATCACAGCGCAGAAAGCCTGCTTCGAAAAAGACATTTTCAAAGAATTCTATTCTGAATGATATTTTAAATGATACAGCAACGTCCACAAACTTCACTGAAATGAACACAGGTCCATTAGTTGAATCTGGATTGAGCATGATGAGTTCAGAACCAGATGTTACTCCAATGACTGACATTGATGGTAAGCCTGTTGATGCATCAAATGAAGCCGTTGCCAATGTTTTAAACATCATGAACAAGGATTATTCTGCTCTGATGGCAGCCATTGACAAAAAGAAGGGCCGTAGATAATGGCTAGACCGATCTACAGGATAGAACCATTTACCACAACACCTAATGTTGCAATAGGTATAAAACTGCCATTCAATAAAGCCGCGGCAGCATTTTCTGAAACATCAAATTATGCGTCCGGATCTTCTAATGGAGGGTCAGTTTTTGTACAATCGTATACAACGTTAGAACAAGTAACGAGTAATATCAAATCATTATTATTAACTAGAAAAGGTGAGCGTTATATGCAACCTAATTTAGGAACTGATATTTTTGATACTCTTTTTGAAAACTTGACTAATCAAACTCTATCAGTTTTAGAACAATCAATTAAAAAAGATTTTAAATATTGGTTACCATATGCTACTTTAAATAATTTATTAGTATCTGAGGATAGGGTATTAGCAAGACTTAATATTAAATTTGATGTATCAGTCACTACATTGGGAGCTAACATAATAATTAATGTATTGTTAGATGAAGAAGCAATACTACAGATTGATACACAAGAAACCTCTATTGCAGATACTGTACAGCAATCATTCCAATTAGTTCCGATTAGTTCAGCTCCTGTCACATCGCCGGGTACATATTAATGAGATATGAATTATGACACAAATTAAAAAAGAAGTAAAATATTTGAATAAAGATTTTGCCCAATTTCGGCAAAACCTAATCAATTTTACGAAAAATTATTTTCCTGATACATATAGCGATTTCAATGAGACATCGCCAGGTATGTTGTTTATGGAAATGTCATCATATGTAGGCGATGTGTTATCATATTATACAGATACAGCATTTCGAGAATCGATATTAAGTTTAGCTCAAGAGCGTAGTAGTATAATTACATTATCAAAATTATTCGGTTATGATGCTAGAAATTTTTCTGCAGCTACTGGTAAATTAGATGTGTATCAATTAGTGCCAGCAAAAGGTTCGGGGACATCTATTGAGCCGGATATGAGATATGCATTATCAATAGCAACCGGTATGACAGTAACATCAGATGCTGACACTTTATATAGAACAGTGGAACCTATCGATTTTAATAATGACCCAGAAATATCTGTTTATGAGTTAAATGCGTCAGGAAATGTAGCAAGATATCTACTTAAAAAAGAAGTTGATATAGTATCTGGAGAAATAAAGACTGAATCATTTACATTCAATGAACCTAAAGCTTATGACAAAATTGTATTGACAGAAGATAATGTTATTGATATTGTAACTATTAAGGATTCAGCTGAAAATAATTGGAATGAAGTAGATTATCTAGCTCAGGATACTGTATTTGATGATATTTTAAATGTACCATTTAACGATCCGACACTTAGTCAATTCAGATCGAGTGTCCCTTATATTTTAAAATTGAAGAAAACGCCTAGGAGATTTGTAACTAGAACTAGAGCTGATAATAAAGTTGAAATACAATTCGGATCTGGTATTAGTTCCGATGCTGATGAAGAAATTATCCCAAATCCAAAAAATGTTGGTTTAGGACTTGAATATTTAAGAAGAACGACAAATAACAATTTAGATCCTTCAAATTTTTTATACACAAGTACTTATGGTTTAGCACCTAGTAATACTTCTCTAACTGTAACTTATACAATTGGAGGTGGGATAGATGATAATACTGGAGTAAATACTATAACTGAAGTAGTTGATGTAACTTATCTCAATGAAGGATCTACTGTAAATTTAGATGATACTAAAGAGACGTTAGCGATAATTAATCCGATGCCAATTACCGGCGGTGGTGATCGGGAATCAATTGAAAATATAAGACAAAATGCAATTGCAAGTTTCGCAGCACAGAATAGAGCCATTACAAGAGAAGATTATATTAGTAGAATTTATGCAATGCCGCGGCGATTCGGATCTGTTGATAAAGCTTATATTATTGGTGATACGCAGATTAATACATATGATCAAAGTTATCCTAGTTATACTATTCAGAATCCATTAGCATTAAATCTTTATGTTTTATCATTAGATGAGAATAAAAATCTAACGCCGGCAAATTTAGCCGTTAAGGAAAATATAAGAACATATCTATCCGAATATCGAATGTTAACTGATGCTATTAATATAAAAGATGCTTTCATTGTAAATATCAGTTTAACTTTTGAAATCATAGCTAGACCGAATTATAATTCAAATCAAGCAATTTTGAATTGTATTGAAAGATTAAAAGTATTATTTAATATTGATAGAATGCAAATAAATGCCAGTATTGATTTAAATGCTATCAAAGCAGATTTGGATTTAGTTGAAGGTGTCCAAACAGTTACAAGTTTTGAAATTCAAAATAAATTTTCAACATCTGATGGGTATTCTGGAAATGTATATGATATTGCAGGTGCAACTAAACATGGAATATTATATCCAAGTTTAGATCCATGTATTTTTGAAGTAAAATATCCAAATCAGGATATTGAAGGTAGAACTGTAAATGTATAATTATGTATAGACTATTTTACGCTGAAAGCGATGCTACTATTTATGAAAGATTCACTGAACGTAATACCGGTGTGGATCAAATATTAGAACTTATTAAAATATCATCAGCATCATCTGCTTTTTCTAATACTTTGAATACTAGAATCTTAATAAATTTTGGATCAGAAATTAACACATTACGCAATGCAGTGAACGCTGGAAAAATTCCGCCAATCGGTAATTCAGCAAATTCAGCATCTGTATTTTTAAAAATATTTGCTACCGAATCAGAAGATTTGTTACGCAGTTATAGTTTAGAAGCTTATCCGGTATCCGAATCCTGGACAAATGGTAATGGTATGTTTTCTGATACACCGGAAACACGTAATGGATGTTCGTGGTTATATAGATCTGGTACTCCTAATGCAGTAACATGGAATACTACGGTTGCTCATTCAAGTGGCGACGGGTCTGCTACTAATACTAATGGCGGAGGAACCTGGATTACTGGATCTACGTTTGAGGCATCGCAATCATTTCAAAATGAAGTGCCGGATATAAGAATGAACGTGACAGACATAGTTAAGCATTGGGTAGATGAAGATATTACTAACAATGGTTTCATTGTAAAACGTTCTAAAACCGATGAATTATCGGGTGATACGTTAGGTACAATTAAATTTTATGGTAGAGAAACACATACAGTATTTGTACCGAGATTAGAAGTAGCATTTGATAATACATCTTTTGCAGATACAAGTTCAGCTGAAATCGCATCTGAAACATTTGTGCCGTATTTTAAAAATATAAGAGATGAATATAGGACAAAGGATATAGCAAAGTTTAGGATCGGCGTACGTCCTGAGTTCCCGAGTAAATCATATGTAACATCATCATTCTTTCTTACAGGTAATAGATTACCAACATCAAGTTTTTACAGTATTTTAGATTCAGTTACTGATGATGTAATAATTCCTTTTGATGAGACGGCCACAAGAATAGATTGTGATTCAAATGGAAGTTTCTTTAAACTGAGAATGGATTCCTTTTTTCCAGAACGTTTTTACAAGATAAAACTAAAAATAGAAAGAGATTCAGGCGATGATGTACAGACATTTGATGATTTTTATTTTAAAGTAGTTAAATAACAAGTTATGCCAAATACTTTTTTCTTAAACGCCGCAAATAACACATCACCTGCCGAACCTTTTGCGATTAATGGTTATTATCCATTATATTTCACAGAATTTGCAGCTAGAGCAGCTTCGCCATATAACGACTATCATACTCATATGTTAAACAATATTGTTTATTATATGCCAAATAGTTTCGGGCAACAAGGCGTCCCGCAATTTCATGGTAATTATACTGGTAGTAATACTCCAACAGGTATTATAATAGCTGATAGAAATGATGTTGGTACTTTATCATTGGACACGCAGACCAATGAATATGCTTTCTATCAATTGCAACAGACAGTGCCGACATCTAATAATACTGTTCTTCAAGACGTATTAGACCCGGGTTTCAATCATTTTATACAAGAAGATGAAGTATTAGAACCTGGTCAAAGTAAAATTTTCATTGCTAACAAAGCTATCGATTTAGTAGATATACATGATAGTTATATTAGATTTGGACCTCACAATTTAGCATCAAATAATTTTATTGTAGATGATGTATTTTGTGTTTTTTATATAGAAGAGGGCGTTGCAAAACCTATACCAAATTACAAAACATTGGACGTAATGTTAGTGGAAGACGGACAAACATATAGTTCAATTATTGTAGCTGAAGATGCTGATTTCACAACATTTGATATGTCATTAGATGGCACAACATTTTTCAGTTCTGTAGCAAATCCGTATGATGAGTTCATAGCTCGTTCAATGCCAGACAGATCATCTGAATGGAATTATGACATCAGATTCAGAACTGGATATTTACCTGTTACTCCATTTGTCAGAGACCCGGGCGATTATATTTTATCTGTTTCGGTAGTTGGCGTACCAACAATACAGACACAATATGCCCCACGTGTATTTCAGGATCAGACATTTAATGAAAAAATGAGAGAAAGATTCGAAGGTCAGATGGTAATTCTGGATTGGCCGAACGTGTCTGGAAATTGGTCTGATGATGAAGTGGCAAATTTCACATCAGTACAAGCTGATGATCTAGTAAACAATTTACGTATGATGGTGCATGGTCATTGGAAACAAGTTACTGATGTATTTGTTATCAAAAAATATGCATATGTTAATGACTATGACATATCAAGATATGGTGCTGTTCAACCAAACCCGACAGAAAATATAGTAGGCGCTGAAGGACGTTACGGTGAAACAGGTCTAATCAATATTATGTGTGATAATGGCAGTATTTCAATTATAAGATCAATGTTACCAGAAGGAGTATCTAGTACTAATCAAACTGATACTGCATTAGAATTAGAGCCTGTATGGAACGCCTTTCCGCATATCTTAACATCGGACGGTGGTACTGATCCAGGAGATGACGGTAATCCAGGACTTGACTTAGCTGAATATAACAATTACATAGATTTTGAATCACATGGTTATGACATGTTCAGTAAGACAGAGCTGCAACCATATGAACCGCCCGGGTCTATAAAATATTATCCTGAAAATAGATTCAATGATTATACGTTACAAGCTATACAGCAAGGACAAATTGATGCTATACGCGATTCACTGAGTGATTTATTTGTAAGGACTGCTACTATCTTAAATTTAGCACAGATAAGTTATGATTCATATAACAGGCCAATGATCGATGAAATAAATGAAATGTTTGATGGTAATAATAGTGCCATCTTCAACTCATTGGTAGTATCCTCCGGCCAATGGAAATTGAAACGTTTAAAAAACAATGGAAATGTTGTAAATGTTGCGACGAATAGAAACTTCTTCAGATGTTTATCAGATACCGGTCAAGCCTTAGATGAATTATCAGATAATGATATTGATGATATACTAGGTTTTGGCTGGGGACGAATTTGGAATGATAGCTTTAACATAGGTGACATTCCAGCAATTTTCGGGACTCCGTTAGCAACACCATTGACAAATATAACTAACAATTCCATAGCTGCACTGAGAACAGACATCACTAATCTTCAATCTATCAACATACCAGGTTATGGTTCTATACTTGGCAATGTCGCAGTACCTAATATAACAGTTGTAGGTCAAGGGACGTCTGTTACATCTTATACTGTTTCTGTTGATATCCAAGGACCTACACCTGATAGTAATTTTTCTGGACATGATACCACTAACTTAAACAGACGTACATTAAGACGTTTATTGTGGCGTGATGATTATGTAAATTTATTGATATTTAATCAGATCAAAGATCAATATGCTACATTTAAAGCTGTCGCATCATTGATTGATACATATAGATTCATTACCGGAGATTTACTAACATCTGCAACTGATGTCATGAATTATATTGATCAGTTAATTACTACCGCGACATCTCCTTCAGAAATGCAAACTGCATATGATGCTCTATTAGCATTGAATTCAGTTTTAGATAATCAAATAACATCTGGAATATTTTTCATACCTGCATTTTTGCGAACAGAGGCAAGGCAATATGAACGACAAAATTTAATCGCGCAATACAATGCAATACAGTTAGTACGTAGAAGATTATTTACAGATACGCAGGGAAAGGATTTCTTTTTCAATTTTCCAGCAGAATCTGCCACTGAATTGAATAATGCTCAACCAAATGGATTTGTTTACGATAATTATATAAGGAGTTAGCAATGGCATTACAAAGATTTTCAAATTCAGAACAAATTATTTCAACTCCCACTGCATTGGTCGCATCTACTTGGTTACCACAGCACGTACAATTGCTTAATCCAACCACTGTCACAGTAGTACCTGATGTCGGAGTCGGTCTTCCATATTTAGAAACTAATACATCCATAGTCGTTGAAATGCATGTATATGCTCCGAGTGAAAATGTCATAGACCCGGTGGCTGATACTTATTTAGCTGGAGGTATAATTACAGATTATTATATTGAAAGTAATGAAATAATAATCAATTACAATAATGAATTAGAACAATTAGGTATAACAAGAGGCTTATTTGAAGTTGTAATTAATGTTTATAGAAATATTTTAGGAGATTTTTCATCTCAACCTTTCATAGTCAAAGACATTTCACCTGATCGTAGAGAGGTGCATTTATCATTAAATGAAACAGCTAGAATTTTTGCTAATGATATAAATAATTTTCTAGATATCGGTGTTACTAATGCATATACTCAAAATGTATATCAAACAACAATCAATCCAAATACAAATTATGAAGAAATAGTTTATTTCAATGGACAGCCTGTAATAGATAACATTTTAAATTACACAATAGCTGTTGATAATTTATTCATAAATTTTGGTGAAAATGAATTATATAGAATTATCAATAAAGCATTATGGACCAGTCCTACTGACATTGTTTTAAGATTATATCAGCCATTACCTGAATCAATTATTGATAATAGTTTTTGTTTTATTGTAGAATTGATATCTGATTCACTAACAGATAATATTGACTTATCTTTCTTAGATCAGCCGGATATTTTAAATACACTCCGTAGTGCTAATTTTGAAAATTATACAGCCGGTACTGTCACTGAAACTGATTTTGCTAACTATAATGATATACTAGAAGGTTCATTATCGGTATCAGAACAAGTTTTAAATTTATTTGTTACTAAATCATTTGATGATAGAATTAATATCGATTACAGTGGATTTCAGAATTTTGTATTTTATTCATCAGCAGAATCGAGAGTTCAAAATTTTAAAGATAAATTAAATCTTATTCAGATTTATGATCAGCAGTTAACTATTCTGGGAGGTGCTACTGCTACTACTAATAACGCTTTATCTAATAACATTAAAATTTTAACTTCAAAGAAAAATGATGTCATTGGAAAATTTGATGGTTTTGAACGTTATTTGTATTATGAACCCACCGGTAGCCTGTTTACAAAATTTTCGCAGTATGTTGATGATAATATGGTGGTCGAAGGAGGCCTCATCGGCGCACAAGAATATAGATTATCATCTTGGCCTAAACATATTGTAAATGGAAAATTTGTATTACATCATACATCATCTAGTTTAGCTACAAATTGGTATAATTCTGCAATCGCTACTGCATCGCTATTTGATAGTGAAAATGATAATGCATTAGTAAAAACAGTTCCAGAATTTATTACAGATGATGCTAATAATGATCAGTATGTGAAATTTATTAATATGATCGGCCATCATTATGATGTTATATATGCATATGTAAATAATATTACAGATGTTTATAATGATGAACATCATCCTAAATTAGGTCAACATAAAGATACTTATTATGAATTAGCTCAATCGTTAGGATGGCAATTATCAAATGGAAATCAAGCTACAGCTTTGTCACAATATGCGTTAGGAGTTGATTCTGGATCTGGCGCTTATGCACAAACTGGATCTTTATTTTCTAAATCTAATGAAGATCTTACAGCTGAAATATGGCAGCGAATGTTTAATAATTTACCATATATCTTAAAGACAAAGGGAACGAAACGTGCTATACATGCTATAATGAACATTTATGGCATTCCGCAGACCTTATTAAGTATTCGAGAATATGGCGGGCCTAAAGTCGGAGAAGATGAGCCAGTTTTAATTGAAGATAGATTTACATATGCATTGCAGTTTAATTCTGGATCAAATATAAACTTTGCCGCTGAATATATAAGTTCAAGCTTTGATACAAATGTTGGACCAGGCGGATTAGACCGAGGCGAAATACCTATTATAAAACGTGAATTTAGATTTAGACCTGATCAATTGCAGAGCATGCAATTATATAATAGAGGTGGTTCACATACAGGACTATTATCAAGAATAGCATTACAATATACTGGATCATATTCGGGAAGTAATAGATATGGAAGAATATTATATGCCGTGTCTGCGCCCGAACAAGGTACTAGTTTCTCTGGGGCATCTGAATTTGTTCCTTTATATGATGGAGATTTTTGGAATATCACAGAATATTATTCTACTGATGCCGATCATTTTAATACTGGATCAAATACTAATACAACATATTCAGTAGAAGTACAGAAAGCATCTGATTTTATAACAGGAAAGGTGATACATACTGCTAGTATACATCTGACACCTACAGATAATGGGCATTATAGCTCTTGGGCCTCTGCTAGTAATACATTAGTTCAATTCCTAGGCACATATCCAAACTTAGGTAGTAATAGTTATGGCGTGGCAAATGCTATTCAAACATTAGGCGGGGCCGAAGCTAATAATACCTTTTCAGGGTCAATACAAGAATATAAAGAATATGTAGAAGACTTTAAGAAAGAGACATTTGATATTCATACACTTAATCCTAGTTCTTATGTCTCATCATTATCAGCTACCGGATCATTTGATACATTAGTAAGGCATTATCCATTAGGTACTGAACTATTAGCAGTTGATAGATCGCAAGGATCTGGGCTAATTGTTTCATCATCTCATCCTGCTCAGTCAAGGAATGATTTCAGTCCGACATATGGACAATATGGAAATACATTTGCGACTGCATCTGGATTCTCAACTCCTTTGAATAGTCTCAGAGGTAATTATGTACCTGTTGAAGAAACATATTATGTACAAGGCATATCTTTAGGTGGATCACTGCCAAGGTCCGAGAAAATAAGAATAGAAGAAAATAATTTGTTCGGTACATTATCGCCAGAAAGAACGTCTGAAATATCTAGATTTGATAGAGCACCATTGGATAGTAATAGATTAGGATTGTTTTACTCGTTAGCTGATCAGATTAACAAAGATATTTTTAATCATGTAGGCGATGTATCATTAGATAACTTTGTCGGCGATCCTGATGATGAGTTTGAAAATGAATATCCTGACTTATATAATTTTAGTAAACAATATTGGAAAAAGTTTAATCAAAGAAATGATCTCAACGCATTCGTCAGAGTATTTACTCAATTTGATTTTGGAATATTTAGCCAATTCATTCAGACAATACCAGAACGTGTAGACGAAGTTACAGGGTTATTAGTAGAACCTCATGCGTTAGAACGTAGTAAAATACAAATAACTAAAAGACCGACATTCGAAGATTTATATAAAGAAGCTGAATTGAGAGTGACACATTCTCTTTTCCCTACTTCAGAGATTGTTAACATACCACAAGGTGAAATTAATGATCCTACTCAGATTTCAGCTGAAACAATTTATCATTTGAATGACAATGGCATGTTAGATGCCGGCAATAGATTCGGGCAAATAAATGTATATCATAATACAGCTAGTGATTATTGTACTATTGAAATCAATCCTGTAGATGAACAGCCATCTATCACAGCTTCTATCTCTGCTATTTATACTATTAAAAATGATTCTTTATCATCTGGATGGAGTAATATATCGAGTATAAAAACTGATGACACATCATATGCCACTCCAATATCAATTGCTGAATCATCATCCGCAGATAGTTTGAGAATACAAATTGATACATCTTCGCCGTATGAAACTATTAGAGATTTTCATTTAGATATTTTACATTCCAGACAGTCTGATGGAGGATTTTCACCATTCAGATTAGATGCTGCTATTATGACGACACCAGAAAATATCGAAGCTGAAGATCAGAAATTCTTCGATGGTACCAGATTTATTGAACATCGATCAGGAAGTTTTGTCGGCCGAAATATTCAAGAAAAAATATTAATAGCTGATTATAGCGCGTCAGCTTTTCGTAATGATAGATTTAGTTTTGAAAATGTCAGAGTCAATCCATTTACAATGATGACATTTGATTTGATATTTTCAGTGACAGGGTCATATACACAATCATTACAAGTAGATAAAGTTTCGATTATACAAGATATTAGTAAGGTTTGCCATAGTCCTATACAACAACAGGTACAGGAATGCCGGCCAAGTACAATTTATAAAAAGAAAATTTATCATTTTGGTAGTCAAACTAAAACTTTTGAAAACAAATATAAACTTGATGCTGATAGATATGCTAGCCAGTCACAAGGTCTATTCTATAGTAGTTCTTTAGGAGTAGCTTGTTATATGGATGATTTTTTCACTGATATGGAAAATTTAACATTTAATGGTTGCAAATTGACCGGCCCAGGTATAAATTTACCATCTAATGATACTGCAATTAATAGTTCACCGGTTGTTGAAGTTTATATTACTAATCCAAATCAAATGAATTATGCTAATCTTGCTACCGCTGAAACTGCCGGTGGTAATATTTCAGTCAATATAGGTGGAAGGCCTCCTAGACCAGTTACTCAGCAGGCATCACCATTCAATCCGGGACTAATAGTTAATACTAATACAAATCAAGGTTATGGAGGCTAATTCAGTGTTAAAGCATATTTATACAAAATAAACGAGGAACCATGGGATATTTAAATAATTCGACTATCACAGTAGATGCAATACTTACAAAAAAAGGTAGAGAAGTTCTTGCGAGAGGTCAAAATCAATTTAATATTTCTCATTTTGCATTAGCAGATGATGAAATAGATTATGATCTTTATAACGTAGATCATCCGCTCGGTACTGCCTTTTATGGAGCAGCTATTGAAAATTTACCTATAACTGAAGCATTGACTGACGAAACTCAGATGATGAAATATAAATTGATAACTTTACCAAGAGGTACGCAGAGATTGCCTATCATTGATGTAAGTATCAATGCAGTAAATGGTGTATCAGGAGATAATTTCCAATTAATACCTTCCACATTAAACTTTACTGGGGCAAATGCTAATTACGGATATACAATTGTTATTAATGATTCAAATGTCGTTCAAGGAACAGTTGTTACAAATGCGCCTGCAATTTCCGGTGTATATGCAAATCCAGTAGCTGCCGCGGCGGGACAGAATCCAGGTGGTATGGCAACCTTTGGTCCTATGACATCTACAATTGCAACCTTCATAGGAGATGCAGGTTCAACTCAACAATTATCAGGTTTAGGTTTTGCCTTCACTCTGAGACATCCAAGTGTTAGCGATCCGACAGCTCGTGATATAAATACAAGCATTACAATATTTGGAAATGAAACTGGTGGATTTTTAACATTACCAATTACTATCAGATCTACACCATAAAAAATTAAAAAAAGATATAGTCATATGAGAACAGCTTTGTCATTAGCAAGAGAACAATTTGGCAGCAACATGCCAATGCATTTTGTGTTACCAGGATATGGCGGTGGGGCAGCTGCTGCAGCAACTGGTTTAGGAGCCGGGGTTGGAGGGGCTGCGAATACCGGTAATTTGCCTACTAACACAAATTTAGGTACATTTGTCGGTGGGGGTCTAAGCATGGCCGGTAGTACCACAGCTTTTAGTACAGGAATATATACTGCATTTGATCCTAACAATGATATCTTAACTGATATTCAGGAAGAAGTTACCAGAGGATTGTTTACAGGTAATACAGGTAGTTTAGTTACTATGTTTACGAGTTCATTACTGACAGCTACTCAGAAAACATATTATCAGGAAATCTGTTCCTTTGGAGATCCTGCCGCAGCACTAAATGCTAACACAGAATTATCAATTGCATACGGACATTTTGGGGGTTCAGGATCTAGAGATTTGACAGGTAATTTAAATAATGATACGCCGACGAGAGGTATCTATTCACAATATGCTCAGATTTTATTACCTCCGGGAGATCGTAGATTTACATTTAATGGTGTAGACAGTAATTCAGTTTATGTATTGAATTTTAATCGATCTAAATTTCGTGAAAGAATTGATGCTGGAAATTTTGAATTGACATTAGCTAGATTATCAGGATCGTTAGGTAATGCAATTGCGAATCATGAACATACGGGATCAGCTGTCACAGTATCAGGCGATGGTAGATATGTACAGATTGTCGATGATTCATCAGCTACTAATCCTACAATAGGCGAATTTGGACCAATTTATAATTTAGTATCAGGTACGTTAGATAATACCACTCAAGGTCAGGTTATTCATAATCCAACCAGTCCAGTATATTATGGACTTCTTTATCCTCATTTAGGTATCGCTGTTCTAAATGCTGAACAATTAGATGCAAATTATAGCACCGGC